GGCGGAGGCTATTGTATATGATATTTCTAAAGAATTTGAAACGAAACGCGCGGAATTGGAAGAAAAATATAATAATATTAATACAAAGGTAACTTATGAAAGTACTTATAGTTGCGTTATTCCTGCTGATGGGTTGCGTATCCTCTCCCAAGCCACAAAATAAAGCGGCTAATTTAGATGCGCCATGCCCGGCAATAAATGAGTTTAAGGGTAAAGATATGGGCGATCTTATCAGATATACAGTAAATCTCAGTAAGCTTTATAAGATATGCGCGGCGAAGCATAATATTTAATGGCGGGGCGGCGAAAATAATTTTCTTTATAGAAAAATAATCAGTTTTTCCACTATATTGCTAAAGATTATGCAATTAAGTCTTTTGATTGATTAGATCAGCAACTCGCACGCTTACGAGCGTTGCAATAATCTCAAATACAAAGCCGCCCCATAGAATAAAAATGCCGGTACTCTCCCGACTGTCACCGCTTATTGGCTCTTTGAGTTGCGGTTAACCCTACTACGATGCCAATTATCGTTTATGCACCATGCCGGGCGAGCGCATAAAGGTACTGGTGTTTAATGACTTGCTCTGTCAGACCCCCGGAGTAAGCTTCTTGTAGCGGCAAATACGCATATCACAAACGTTTCGCCGCTACAAACCCTTTTGGGTATTCTTATAAAATGCGAGGGCGGACATGACTCAACACCCTCGCTATCCTTTCGGATATTCTTAAAATCATAGGCGGTGGCAGGAGTTGCACCTGCAAAGGCGGGATTTGAACCCACTGCTTTTCTATTAAGCTACACCGCCTATTTTAAACCCCAGAGTCATGCCGAAGCAGAGGAGTATCTAGGGTATTCTTAAACTTGCATGCAAGTATTTTTTAATCGTCTCTCCGATATGTCACGCTGTTTTTCTGCCCCTCTCGCGTTCTCGGCTAACCTTGCAAGGTATTCTTATCATTCTTTATTTTATCTAAATGCCTTCTAGTAATCAACTTTAAAAATTGACCTATCGGCCTTCCTTCTTTTTTTGCTTCCGCCTCAATTTCCTCAAAAAAAGGAATATTGAAGTTGATAGTAAATATTTTCGTGTTTTCTTTGCTCATTTTCGCAAACCTCTTATTGCGCATTGCATGTACTATGTATATAATATTAAATATTCCTTGTCAACATTAAATATTATAAAAGATGATTAAATTTATACTTCCTTTTCCACCCTCGGTTAATTCTAAGTATAAAATGAGTCGTGGCACGCGTTCAAAGGGTGAAAAAGTGCTTGCATGGGAGAAAAAGGCGCGGCAGGCTTTGAATAAACAAAATATATTGCCAGTGGCCGCGCGATGCTTCATTATTTACAATCTTAATCACCCGGATGCGCGGGAGCGGGACGCGGCAAATTATGAGAAACACACCACGGATTTTTTAGTAGCTAACGGCGTATTGCTTGGCGACCAGCGCCGCTATATCAAAGGCATACTAACACAATGGACAGACGAAAGCCGCGATTATATAACTGTTAATATTTACCCGTGCGATACTGGCAAATTTGATTTTATCCCCATTGTTCAGCCATAGCGTCGGCGATTCCCTGAAAGGTTGTGCTTCTTATTTTCCACCTATCGGGGGAGGGTGGTAAGTAGTGTAATCTTTGTTGTTGATTCTTTGGTAATAATTCCATTTCTTCTTTTACATTATTTGTTGGCATTAAGGGCGGTAGATTTTTTAACCATAAACACGTTGCTTTTTTCTCTGTATGCCCAAACATCCACGGCTGGATTACTTGCGCGTGGCTTCGTCCAATTATTTGTTTCGCATAACCGTGTTGGATAGGGTTTTCAATGGCTATCTTATTAATTGGCGCATTCAATAAACTCTTAAAAAACTCCGCCGCCTCCGCCATTAATCCCCATCTATTAGGATGTTTATGCAACCAACAAACACCTGAGTTACTTAGATAAGTGCAAGGGGGGTGCGCTATCATTAAGTCCCAACCCCTATGAATGTAATTTAATACATCACCTTGTAAATGATATAAAGGGTTTGTATCTGTTGGTAATAAATCACAAGAATAAGCCTCATGACCCCTCGCTCTAAAAGCATCCCTAACTTTTCCGGAAAATTCACAAGCTATTAATATTTTCATTGTATTCTCTTTATTAAAATTATCTAAAAAGGAGGGGTTAAATATATTTCCCATTGAGGGCAGCCAGTCAATACAATATTTGGTGGCGGCGTTTGTCCCTGCGCTAAATCGCAAACATTTTTATAAAAATGACTGCATGAATGGCAAGACTTTTGCGGCTCTAAGCTTTCCACAAAGGCGCGAATATTATTTAGGGAATCAATTATTGTTTGTTGTTCCAGCGCGTCTATTTTCATTTTCATAATAAAACCCTAATTTGCAAATTCATAACTTAAAATCTTTTGATATTGGCCGCTTTTTATTGTAGTTATATTAATCGGTTTTTTAAACCACTCCGACATAGCTAATGCCTCTTCGGTATTCTTTGGTAAATCGCCGTTAATCCCCCTATCTGTAGCCCACCTTTCGGCGTTCCAGCGTGGTTGTCCAACATGGGAGAAAAATATAAAATCACTGGCGATCAGGCCGAATTTATCATAATACATTACCCGCAAGCATGGGATTCCTGTTTTTCCAATGTGCGATTTATACGTCACAACCTCAACAGGATAAGTAACTGGCTTTATTTCGTGCGACATTATCGCCTGATTGGAGGCGCTGTTTTCATGTTGCGGCCTTTCTCCCGCCTCGAATATAAAACCGCACGCGCATTCTAATTTACTTATTTGCACCGGCTCGCGGCAATTGGGGCATATGCGTTGCGGCGGTGCGCTGGCTTTGCTTTCGCCTGATTTTTTGTCACCATAAGGCGCTTCGATTAAATCCACTGCGCCAAATCGTGCTATATTACCAGCGTAATCAAGCACAAGGCAATTTTGCTTTGCGGGGTGTAAACGCATGCCACGCCCTAACATTTGGATATACAGAATGCTTGACATTGTGGCGCGTAAAAGCACGATGCAATCAATATTTGGCAAATCCGTACCAGTGGTTAAAACAGCATTATTAACCAAGGCGCGGCGCACTTTGCTATGCTTAAATTGCAATAATAAAGCCGCCCTTTCCTGCGATGGTGTTTTGCATGTTATAACGTCCGCCAACCAGCCCCGCGCCCTTAATTCATCACGTACGTGCAAACTATGGTCAACTCCGGCGCAAAAGAAAAGGAAATGTTTACGCTCAAAAGTTAACTTTTCCACCTCATCAATTGCCTGCTTGGTTAATTCGTCACGATCTAAAGCGGCTTCGGCTTGCTTTAAATTAAATTCCCCCGCCGTCATTTTAACGCCGGTTAAATCGGCCTGTATTAAGCTGCTTTTACTTATTAACGGCGCTAAAAATCCTTCGTCTACAAGCTCCTTTATTCCCTTCTTAAAAATAACATGCGTAAAAATACTGCCTTTTTTAATAAGCGATCCGCCTTTTGTGCGCCAGTCTGTTGCAGTAAATCCGATAACTTTTAAGTTTGGATTTATCCTTTTTAAGCCTTCTATAAAAAGTATATACATGCCCTCATCTTCGGGGCTTAAAAGATGACATTCATCAATAAGCAAAATATCACGATGCCCGAATCTATCAACCTTTTTATACATGGATTGAATGCCGCCGCAAACTATATCAGCCCACGGTTGCTTTTTCCCCAACCCAGCGCTATAAATCCCGGCTGGCGCGTCCGGCCAAAATATCATTAGCTTTTCGTATCCTTGGGCTATTAGCTCTTTAACATGGGTGCACAATATAACGCGCTGGCCTTTATACTCAGCCAATGCCCTTTGTATAAACCTTGCTGTTATAAGACTTTTTCCCGCGCCAGTGGCTAAAACAACTATAGGATTGCCATTATTCCCCGCAATAAAATAATTAAAAATGGATTGCACCGCATCATCTTGGTATTTTCTAAGCGCTAACATTATGCCTCTCTAAGTATTTTATTGCGTTTTGTAGCTTTTCTTTATTTTCACTAAATAAACCAAGTCCTTGATTACATCTTGAACAAAGGATACCGCGCACCTTATTAGTGGCGTGACAATGGTCTATATGTTGATTTTTATTATTTAATTCAATTAGGCAAATGGCGCATTTGTTATCTTGTTTTACCAATAATGCGAAAAACTCTTCTTTTTGAAGATTGTATATTTTTTTGAAACGCGCCCATTTTTTTGAATCTTTATTTACTTGCGTAATAAGCTTATCGCATTGAACGCAATTATTGGTTGTTATAAATCTCTCATAATGACCATGCACGCATGCATTCTTTGCTGTAAAGATGCTTTCGCCTTTTTCCCATGCGGCTATGGCAAGTTGTTGATTCTCAGGCGAGCGCATTAATTTATTATTCCGCCTATTGGAAAAAACAACGCCTCTTTTTTCTTCTATGCATTGCATGCAATTGCCTGATGATGCGTACCGCACAGATAAATGCCCCCTTAGGCATTTTTTACCAGTAAAATAAAAAGCCTCTCTCAAGATTAAAGCTCTCTCTTTATTTGTCGGCAATTTATACAAATCCATTTTGAAACCTCTAGTTGTAAAACAAGGCGGTAAACCTAAAAATCTCTAAAAAAATTTACCGCCTCTTCGGGTAGCGACTCCGATAACGTATATTATTATGTATTGGAATATATTGCAATATATTATATTGAATTTTTCTTATAATATTTGCAAAACTTTATAGATTTGCAACCGATAGGCTTTGTGCCGACCATATAATACATATGGCAATCATCGCACCAAGTGCTTAACCCGGTAAATCCATTTAAAAAAGCAATAAACTCGCTCTGGCTTATTTCTGTATATTGATTAAGTTGCATTAAATTTTTCCTTCAAAACAATGTTCGTAAAAATCACACATATGTTTACATTCGTAAAATGTGGGGTTGTCACTTATACCAAATGGCGGTGTAGTTGCGCTAGCAACTCTTTTGGCTTTTTCAATCAATAGCTTGGCAAGTGTTGGGTTCGCCTCCGTTCTACATGAAGCTATTTTTCTAGTGCCTGATAAACAAACGGTTGTGTAATGGCGCTTTATATCAAATTTTTCCATATTGATAATGGCTTGTGCGTAATAAATCGGCTTCCATTTTTGCAACGCCCCTTTAGTGCCGTGCGTTTCACGCGCTTTTAAAAAAGCGTCAAATATTTTTTGGTTGCAAGCCTTATTCTCCCATATATGCGCAGTTGCGGGAGATTGTGGCAACCCCTTTATTATGCCGTCAACGTGGCCTTTAAAATCCACCTCGCCGAATCGCTCATGAAAGCCGTATTGACCGCCGTCATTTTTATGCGTCCAAAGTTCAACGCCGGGAATCTGGCGAATATAACTTGCAACTAAATCCTCGCTTCGATGGCCGTCATTAGCTGCAAGTATTAACTCGGCACGGCGCGGCTTTGCTTTATCTGCATGCCGCAATTTATAAAAAAGCTTCCTTTCGCAATCTTCACCTATTGAACTCGCCCCGATATAATTGCGGGGCGGCTCTTTTTTTGCTTCAGCTTCGATAAATTCGTAAATTTTTTCGATAAGCGGATCAGCTTCAACCATATGTAAAAATGTCACGCCGCAAACTCCGAATTGGCTTTGTTATCAATATTAGCTTGCGAGAGTATATAAATACCTCTATTGGCTAATGATATAATCATTTCGAGATTGCCAACTGCGGCCTCATTCAATATTTCCGAAAAACAGCAATGCAATTGAGTGTCGATAGGATCGAGAATGTCAACTTGTGGTTTATTCCAAGGTGCGGGATTCTCAACAACTGGTATAACTTTCTCAGGCGTTGCAAATAATGAAATTTGCGCCGGGTTATCTTCAATAGGCGGTGACATAGAAACAATAGTAGCGGCTGGCGCGTTATTTAAATCCCAACCAGCTTTTGCTTTTTCATGCTCAAAAGCGGCTTTTTCTTCTGCTAATTTGGCTTTTTCTTCTGCTATCTTTTTTTCATTTTCTTCTATATCACGCATACGCACTAAGGCATAACCCAGCGCCATAGTAGTTATAATTCTGGTTTGCGCGGCCTCTTCTGCAAACTCGGCATAATCAAAAGTGTCCGGTTCGTTATATTGATTTAAGATAGCTTCGATTTCATCACTGGTTTTTGATAAAAGGTTTAAATCTTCACCCCTCATTTTTTCAATTTTAGCTTTTATTGCTGCAATTCTCGCCGCTTCCTTCGCCTGTAATTCTGCCGCTTGGCGCTGGATTTCTTGTTCTAAATTTGTTATGGCTTTAATATATGCATCCTCTATGGGATTAACCAAGGCTTGCACTCTTTTAGCTTCCGCATTCACATTTTTTATATGCGCCTGCGCCTCTTCATTTAATTTAACGCGCTTTTTCTCAATGGCTATACGCAAGGCGGCAGGCTCTTTTTTCGCCTCTTTTAAACGTGGTATATCATCTATAGTAATTTCGCTATGGCTTGGCAATTCAAGTTCGAGCCTTTTATTTAACGCCTCTATTGCCGCGTCCGTTACATCGTAGTTTATTATTTCTTTTGTCATGTTTTTAACTCGCTTATTTGAATTATAAAGATATCCCACCGAATCCTTTTTGTTTCGGTAGCACGGGCTCTGGTTCAATGATTGCTATATTGCCAAATGGTTTTTTAATCTCAAATTCTGACAGGTTGATATGTAACTCTTCGCCCACTATTTCAAATTTAACTTGTGTCCTGACGTTAGGAATATCAAATTTAAATAATTCGGGTATTCTTGCTTCTGATATGGAAAGCAGCATTGAGCTAGTGCCGCTATTATTGCGGAGTCTTGCTTGAGGCTCATTACGAGCAATAGTTTTATAATCGCTTGTGATATATTTTAGAACTAATATTTCATTCGCCATTTTAAATGAAATAACATCGCCGTATGATAGCCCCGCGGCTGTTTTTATTTTGTTATAGAAAACCACTTGTATAATATTATCTTTAACATATGAATCTTTACCAACCGCCATTTTACCAATAGCTATTCCTTCGTTATTTTTCTTTTTCATTTTAGTTTTTCCTTTTTTTAAATTTAAAAAACGGCGAATGAAGGATATGACTCGAACATCATCCGCCGTTACAGTATTTTTATAATTTTGCTAATTGATCGCGTAGCTTATCGAGCCTTTCCCGCGCTTTATCAATATCCGCCCTTTCAGCTTTAATATTTAATTTCTCTTCGATTTGAGCCTCAACAACGGCGATTTCATCGTTTAAAAAATCTAGTTCGGTGTATTTTCTGAAAAATTTAGATTTAGACATTCTTTTTATCCATTTTTATTTAAGTTGAAAAAAGCCTTTTTATATCATGCTTAGGATATTTTATTATTGAGCAGCAGCCCACGGCGCGGTTGTAGCAGGCGCAGCATTAACCGCCGCTTGCACTGGTTGTTGTTGCGCAGCCACGTTTGCGGACTCAATATTATTTAGACGTGCGTTTTTATACACGCCGCCCGACCCGTCATTTTTTGGCGATTCCTCAATAGAGATAACACCATAGAACGGAGCTTTTTGTAGTAGCGCAGTATCAAAGCCGTTTTTCGGCGGCATTTGCCCGGTTACAGCAAGATAAATACGCCCTAGCGATTCTTTTGCTATTTTGCTTGTTTGTACGCTAGAATGGCCTGTTAGATAATCTAAATTATATTTCAAGCCTTTGTTTGCGCCCTCTTCTATTTGAAAAGTAAGAGTTAAG